TCCATTGGTCGATAAATTCATCACTATTGATTTCACCACTATCTACCAATGCTCTTGCGTAGTCTGTATAAAATCCGCCTTGCCGTAATCCCCAACCTAGAAATTCATCAACACTACCGCAATTACTTGCTAGTTGATATGTACCATAAGAGATACCGCCAGCATCATTGATGCCACTAGATACACACGCTGGATCACCATTACTTTCATATTCAGCACTTAACTGTCCTAATTCAGCCATTGTAATTACTCCTTTTCTTTGTCATTGCTGCCCCCATTCATATATTGGGAACGCTTAACACCACCAGTAGCACCGATATAACCACCTAATACACCAACTATTACACTTGCCAAGTCCTTTTGTTCTAAGTAAATAGTCATGATTAGTGCGGCTGCAAGTGCTACTAAGGTTATAGTGTCCTCATAATTAATTTTCATTTAATCGCATCCTTTATTGATTTTACGAACGCTATCAACTCTTTAACCAAACTCATCGCACGCTTAAACCATGCACTTTCTACAAATTCAAGTTCAATCATATTTTCCACAATAGATGCTAACTCAACCATAATAGGTACTAGATATATCAATGTAGATAGAAACACATCAATGCGACCTAACATAGGAATGTCTACATCAGGCAAGGTTAAGAGAATGAACGATAAGAGGAATAACCATGGATAAGATTTAACTAATTTCTTAGTCATATCTGCTCGTAGTTTTCCGCTTACAAGAAATCTGCGTTGGTGTCCATCAACTTCAACGCTCGCCCATCCTCGCCATATAATCGCAAGGAACATATTCTTAAATGTGATTTCCCTATTAGTAGCTAAATTAAAATTGCGTGCCTCAACTAAGACACGCAACATAGTATCAATAAACACCAATACAACACTTGTAAATATGGCTAGTGATATTCTAACCGCCTCATTTACACTAAAAACTTCGACCATAAAAGATGGAAGAAAAACTTCAATCATGCTTACTCTCCAATTCGTTCTATCTTGATTTTTAACAAATGCCTAGTGAGGTACACCCAATTTCTCCACCCATTAATATTAAATGTTGCCTTTTGTGCGCCCTCTGTATTCACTCCTAAACTAACATTAACTTCAATATCTGTAGATGTAGTAATCGTAAATTCATTCTTCTCACTATTTTGTCCATCAACAGTTGCCCTATATCTACCTTTTGGCAAGTACACAAACATTTTTTCTGTACCCCTAATATCTGTAGGGTACTTTTGCCAATTCCAAGTAGTAAATAAAATAGGGCTTGTTTGAACATAACTCTTGCTACCATTCGATGTACGTTGCACCACAAGGGCGGTTTTATCCGCCCCTAATCGTGCATAATATGTTTTACCATTAATAACTATTGGTAGTCGCTTTTCGCCTACATCACGCAAGTTATCAGTCAGTTCAAATGTTAGTGTATCGTTCCCTTTCTTAACTTTTAAGTTAGGCATTATTCAACATACACCTCGTTTCCACCATTAGCACTCCATAATTTCAATCGGCTATTCAAGGATGTTTGTACTCTACCCCAAGATTTCCATTGATTAGCCATAAACATTCTGTGGTATGTTTCACCATTGAACGCATGGAATGTTTGGTCTATCATCGCACCTTTCCCAAAGTTCATGACAATTAACATACCTTGTTTGTGCGAACGTGGAGGGTTATTCGCACCGCCATCAAAGTTAATCTCAATAGCACCTTGTTCTGTGAATGTATTCCAATCTGTTGCCGTTTCAATTTTAGAATATGGAAAACCTAATTGGTCTACTTCTGTTTTCTTAACAAAGTTATCATCCACATCTTTTTTCTTATAGATAGCCGTTCCGTAATGTTTGGTAGTAAGTACTGTGAAACTATCTGTACCATCATAGTGTTTAAATTCCTTACCTTTAATAAACGTATTAACGGAGTTATCGCCAAGTTCTACGTTACCAGCGGTAGAAACTTTAGCCATACCAACACCATGCCCATCAGGCTTATAACCCTCAATCAATATATTGTTAGCCATTTTAAGTGCGCCATTCAATGTACCGCCTGTTAGTTTGAGATAATCAAGCGTTGCTAATCGTGCCGTATTGATGGAGTTTTGATAGTCCTTGTTTGGATCACCAACATAAATATCTACTTGGTGTCGCTTATCAGGTTTTTCAGTCAATACCGCAAAATAGAATTTGCCATTGCAATAAGCTATATCTTCGATTTCAGTCGTTCTGTTAATCTCAATGATTTGTTTAACTGTGCCAAAAGGTGTACATTCTACCAAACTACCAAGCGTTGCACTCATGATGCAGCCATTTAACATAAATGCACCATTGTTATTGAAATCATCATATTCATAATCGACTTGATATGTTTTTAATTTCTTAAAATCATCGTTGTATAAGTTGATTTCACGCAAGCGTTGTTGACCGCTAATAGGCACGATGCTTACATATGTCCGTGTGATTGGGTCATATCCAATATTAAACACACGTTCATTTAATGTGATAGTGCGTTCATATTGCATTGTGTCCGCATTAAGTACTGTTAGGTTGTTGCCATTTTTTAAGCCGTTCGCAAGATAAATCTTATTGGTGTACTTGTTGTAGCACATAGTGTTACAATGCCCCATCTTATCAGGGTCATTAAACTTATACGTGCCTACAATTTCAAATGTAGATGAGTTGAGTTCATAGAATATTTGGTTGTTACCATCACCACTAATACAAGCTAACACGAATACATTCTTTTTATCGTTGTAGGTAAAGCCTTGGCATTGGTTGACCTCATCGCCATATTGAATATTTTTTACAAAGGCAATATTTGATGCACCTTTAAGCATTGGTGTTTCTGTAGGATAAAACGGCTTGATGTTATTGTATGTACCCATATCCATGACACTATCAACAGTATTGAAAGTTAGATGCTCATTAATTTTGTAGATGCCATTAGGTACTAACAATATCTTATTTTTAAGATTGTCATTAGCACGTTTGAATGCTGCAGTATCATCTGCCACACCATCACCAATTGCCCCAAAGTCTTTTATAGATACGATGCCATACAAGCTATCTTTAGTTTGGTATTTGGCATCAGCCTCGGTTTTAGTAACCAAGCCACCGCCATTAGGCAGGGCGATTTGTTCTGCTTTACTTGCTGCGACTTCTGCACGTTTGGCAGCATCTGTTGCCTTGATAGCGTTACTTGCAATAGAGGTTTGTTTATTATCGATGTCATTTTTTAAGGTCTTAGCTTGGTCTACAAGATTATTAATATCTCGTTTATCAACAGTTGTTTGACCAGCGTAAGCCTTTGCATCTCTTACTAATCGCTCTGCCGTAGCAACATTAGTTGAGGATGTATCAAGTGCAGTATTAGCGGTTGCCAATTTATCATCAACAGTCGATGCTATTGTTTTAATCTCTTCGCCCAATCGGTTGATTATATCTGCATTAGCGTTAATCTTATCTGACTTTTCACTAATTACATTCATAGCATTCATAGCATCATTAGCAGCCTTTACAGAACGCTCAACAATATCTTTCGCAACTTCATTTGCATTCTTATCACTATCTACACGAATTTTAAGTGATCTATCTAAATCAGCTTTCATTTCTTGCAAGATAAGCACAATTTTATCCGTTGCGTGTTCTATATTCTCGAATGGGTATTCATCAGGCAAGTCCATATCTTGTGATATAGGTGTTTTACGTTCAAGTATAACCTTTTGCCCTACGGCTAGTGCATCCCCATTAGCTGGGTAGATTACCGATTTGGTGCTTTCGTCATAATCGATGTTCCCAACTTGTACCGCCTCTGTGCCATCTTCATCAACGATAGTTAGTTTAATATCCTCGATTTGGACAAAATCATATGGGAAAATAAACTTCTTATTTATCCCATCGCATTGATACACTACAGATGGTTTTAGTACTTCTGGTGTCAATTTAACATCCCCTTTCAGTTGTATATAAATAGGACTACCCATTATGGATAGTCCTTATTTATCAATGTTTCTTTTTATCTTTTTTAGTTTTAAGTCTGCGGTCAAATGCAATAGCCATGATTACATCTTCTAGTGCTGCATCAGTATCTGTGAACGCATATTTAGCTAATGTCCATAAGCCATCTGTTACAGTATCACTAAACCCAGTTGCTCTGTTTGCTAACTGACTGAAACTTCTGCCTACATCGATACCATCTTTTTTATCGCTCATAATTGCGTTGCCTAAATCGTAGAATTTCTCAACGATGCTTAATGCCATAACGCTATTACCTTTATTGAATACCTTTTCACCTAGAATGTATTTCATTGCCATATTTGACATATCACGGATGATTGGAATGCCCATAGTTCCTTGCGAAACCAACTCTTCGATAAATGACTTAGCTAAATCTTCTGGCTTATCATCATCACCATTCGTCATAGCTTTGTAAGCCATCATTCCTATTGCTGGAGCTACCAATGACCACCATAGCATTTTAACAAACCTTGCATAATCGCCGTTATCTTTCCGTGCATAGTTACCCTCTGTGATGATATTGTACAAGGTGTTAGCGTAGGAATAGAACGGAACGAATAATTGAGTAAATATAGACCGTGAACGTTGAATAGCAGCAGCATCCTTTGTATCACCACTACCAAATATATCTCGGACTGCTCTATCTCCAGCCTCGATAGATTGTTGTTCTATCCATTCAGGACTTACACCCTCTTTACCGATGAGTTCCGCTTGCTTTTGATCATATGCAAACTTCCATACTGGAATTGATAAAGCAAAGTCTGTTTCCGTTAGTAATCTAAACCCCATTTGGTTTATATCATCTCGAACATTTGCAAGTTGTTCTACCTTATAACCACCTACATTTGTATCACCTAAACGTAAGCCTTTACCAGCAATCGATAAACCTTGTTTCAAGTCCTTATCTAAAGTTTGTACACGCTCACGCATGAAGATTGATTGTTCCAATACAAAATCTCTAGTGTTGTTATAAGTTGTAGTCCCATGTCCATAGAACCCTAACCCAGCATGATTAACCGCTCTAATAGTATTGCCTATGCCTATTCGATAAAACGCTACTGGAATATTCAACGCATTCTGCAAGGCAACTGATACACGCCCAACCATAACAGCTGTTGTTGTATTTTTCTTCAATGTAAGAATTAAGCGGTCTATATCGTTTGTTTTAGCTGGCGCATCTTGCCAGTTATCACGAACCCAAGTTCGCAAGAATTGGTAAGTGTCAGCACCAAATTTATCTACAATATAGTTTTGTAGTTCACGATTAGAGATTAGCTTATTAACATCTGTTACTGCTTTACGCATTGTAACGTGGTTAATAGCCTCTGTGATAGCATTAGGAATTACATCAAAATCAAGCAACAAAGATTTATCCTTAACCACATCTAAACGTGATTTAGTGGCACTCATACCAGTACCCCAAACTGCATTGCTACTAACCATAGTTTTTGCTATATCTTCAACTTGGTTATCGCTAACAGATGCATTTACTTTAGGGTTATACACGATAGGGAAATATTGCCCTTCAATATTTCTACCGCCAATGGTGAACAATAAGCCCTCTACTTTCTTTAATGGGTTTCCGTAAAGTTCCTCTTGTACTCGACTTCTCTCATCAAAGAATGAATTGATATGATCCCATGTACGAATTACAAACTCCCAGTCCTTATCAGTCATGTGTTCTTGGAACGCACGTTCAATTTCAACCTCATTTGCTTTTGTGGTTTCCATTACACGTTGTCGGTTGCTTTCAGTACCCCAGTTAAGGGCAATCATGATTAATTGCTCTTTAGTAAGTCCATACAAGTTACCAACTGTATATAGATGTTCATTACGCATATTGAATAATTCACGCTTGGAATAAATTCCTACATCTTTCGCCAATCTACGCATAGATACTTCCTTACGTTCGTTGAACGCTTGCGTTGCTCGACTGATAGGGTCATAGATGTATTTAACTGCAAAGCCGTTTTTACCGCCACCCATTCGTCTTAGGAATGTTTCAACTTTCATCAATGCTAGGTGGAAACCATAAAGTTTACCGCTTACTGCATCTGTTTTAGTTTGGTTATTCAAGATGTTAAACACATCACCAGTAGCACCACCAAATGTTTCTGTAGCCTCACCAATGATTTCTTGTACTGCATTTTCAAACGATACGCTTTTACCCTCATCGTTCAAAATGGTTGTACCCTCATACTCATTTCTGCCATTTTTATACATACCAGTCATGAGTTCTTCCAAGGTTTCCAACTCGTTCATCGTAATTGATTTGAAAGATTTCGGTGTTTTAGAATAGAACAGTTCCGCTATCCAAGGTTGTAATTGAACCATAGATTGTTGGTTAAGAATAAGTGCATCCACATCAAGTGCGGATAATACTGTGTTCATATCGAAACCATCAACAGGTGGTAAGCCATCGTACTTAGTTAAACCCATTTGGTATGCCATATGGGAATAGAAATAACGCATATTAGGTTCAATAGCAATAGGATTTTTAGGTCTAGTCATTCGTTGCAACTGTTGTTTCAATTTCAATCGTAACTTCTTGGACTTTTCAAAGTTTTCAAACGCTACTCTTGCCCTTGCTTGTTGGAGCATTTGTTCACGTTTATATCCTAGTGCTTTATCAACCTTACCACTTGCCAATGCTCTATCTGCTTTCTTACCAGCAGTTACGGCTTTATTTTGATACGTTTTAAACTGTATCGCATTAGAAATAGGTAGTTCACCTAATTCTTTTCTTGCTCGGTTCATGTAATCGGTAATAGTACCAAGTCCAGCGCCACGAATAGAACGTACATTGTCGATGCGTTCTTGTAACTCATCTTTTAGTTTTTCGATACGTTCACTAGCTTTTAACTCCTGTTTTTCAGCTCGCTCTTGTGTGTGTTCTGCTAATCGTTCTTTTTGTTCAATGGCACGATCTAGTTGATTTGTAATAGTGGTTAATCGTTTAGATAACTCACTATTCTTATCTTTTAGTTCGCCCTCACGTTCCTTTGCTTTATCTGTAAGTTCCGCTTTTTCATTGTTCAATTTTTCGATTAAGCGTTCCGCTTTTTCAAGTTCTTTTGTTGTATCAACAAGTGCAGCATCTACTTTTTTCTTATCAGATTTAAGAATATCGTACTTAGTAGGTTTAACCTCTTTTTCAATTTCACTTAATTCTGTATCAATAGTTTCTGCGTTAGGGTCTAGCTTACGGATGCGCTCTAACAATTCCCAATTTTTAGCCAATTCACGATTAGTAGATTGTTGGATAATCTTACTTTCCTCTTCGGTAAGTTTCATCTGACCTTGTGTAGATAGTAAGATTTCCTCTGCAATTTGTTCATTGGTTTTGCCTGCATTATTATCACGCATAAACTCTGCTTTCGCATTATCAATTTCTTGATTGATAGCATCGTTAAATGTAGCACCAGTTTGTTCTACTTCCGCTTTCTCCAATTCTTCAATAGAGTTGTACTGTGTATTTTTCAATGCACCAGCACCAAACACGTTGTATCGTTGATGCTCTTTGTAGATAGGATATTGCTCAATCAATCGTTTTTCGATTTCGACTTGTATTGCATCCTTTTCTTCTTCCCATTCCTTGATAGGTCTATTATCAAGTTCTTTCATGAGTTTTCGCATCACACGTTCTTTTGCTTTTTCCTTAACATCAGCTATATAGGACTGCATACGTGCTTGGTCTTGCTCTGAAAGTTGCTTGTACAGTTCAGTTTTCTCAAACTGTTCTAACTGTTGTTGCTCTGCGTATGCCTCAATATCCTCTTGGGTTGCGATCATACGTGCCATAACATCTTTAATATCAGTTGGTACTTCACCACCTAATCGTTGAACGCTACGATAAATGTATGTTAGCCATTTTGAGAATTGACGGAATACTCTTTGCAATGCACTTGTTGGTGCTTCACCACTTCGCAAATAGCTTTCCCAACCTCGTGCAAATTTCTCATGTGCTTTCGTATTGTCTACGTTTTCACCATCAACCCAACCGCTCCACTCTTTCAACTTGTTCCAATCTGTTACAAGTTGCTCAGGTGCGTTTTCCATAGATGCTAGTTTTTGAATATCATCAAAGAATACATGCCCCATTTCGTGTAAGAATGTACTTCTATCTGCAGTTTTGAAAATGCTGATAATGCGTTCACCATCTTTCATGATTTCTGTCATGCCATTTATAGATTGGTTGTACTTTTCAATGACTTTAATTGCCTTGTCATCGAACACTACATAGCATCGTCCGTCTGTATATCCATCATATGTAATGCCCTTAACACCAGTTGAGTTTAAAAATTCAGATGCACCTTTATCACCGCCAAATGCTTTTGATAATGCAACATAAACATCTCTTCCTGTATATGGTGTTTTTGTAAATGTATCACCAATACTTTCCAAGATTTTATCTTCTTTTATTTTTTCTTTTGCACCCTCAATTTCTTTCTCTTTTTCTAGTGCCGATAACTTTTCATTAATTTCACCTATTAGCCTTTTAGCCATTTCAAATGTATTATCCGCTTTCAACTCGTCAAAGTTATATCCGTACTCAGCAGCAGCTTCTCTAGCGATTTTTTCTTTTATCTTATTTACATTGTTTGTTAGAGCCTCAGATATATATTCCCTATCTTGCTTTGCACTCTGTATTTTGCCTAGTATTTTTTCATACTCTTTATTGGTAGGATAGGACGGATACTCTTTATAGTGATCTAATAAAGCTTTTCGCTTATCGATTTCTAAATTATTAACAGCTGATACTATCTTGTTAATAATATCTTTATTTTGCTCTTTGAAATATTTATCTTCATCAAGCATTGTTTTTTCATCTGGAATTTCAACTTTGAATAATTTCGGATTTGTAGTTCCTAATCGCTTAGACAATTCCTTTTGATAATTCCTAGATACTGATTTTTTCTTAGCAAAATACAAACCCCAACCATGTGCTTGATTACCCTCGCCAGTACCAATAGCACCTAAATCAAATGTGTCAAAATCATGTGGTGAACCATGCCATGCTGATTGATTATATGTTTGTGTGTAATAATTGCCATTTCCATTATTATCTACATATAAAACACCTTTTCCGTCCTTGACCCCGTTCAATATATCTTTTATACTTATAGTATCAAAAGCAGTATTACTGGTCATTTGACCGACCGCTTGGCTATTGCCACTCTGAGTCGGGCGACTAGTAGTACTGCTTTTTTGCATAATTATATCGTATAAATAAACTGTTCTTGGGTATACTGTTAAATGCCCTTGTTTTTCTTCTGCTACAAATCTAACTGCATAATAATTTCCATTAATACGAATTGCCGATAGTAAATTGTGGTAATTAACAATAGTATTTTTTCTATTTTGCGATTTACGTTGATTAGCACTCATGCCAGATTTTGATCTACCAATTTTATTATTAGGAGAGCTATCAATCAATACACTATGTTGCAATATATTTGCAATATCTTCTACAATTCTTCTTTTTTTATTTGCTATTTTTTTACCTTTTTGCGTACCATATGGAATATGTTTAATACCATTAATATCATCAGGCGGTAAAACAATAACCTTACCATCCTCAATCATAACAGCTTGTGGTGGTGTGTTTTTAAATAAATCTATTATGTCTTTTTCTGTTTTCAGATTAGTTTTAAGATTTGTTAAATCAACAACTTGTAATCTGTGATTTAAGTCAACATCAACATTTAGTGGTTGTGCATATCCGCCTTTTTCTCCTAATTTAGCATTCATGTTAATACGCACGCTATCACGGAAATAATCCATAGCAGTATAACCACCACGCCCCATTTGTCGCATATATTGTGCCATTATATCAGCGTGTTGTGCCATCAATAATGCATTTGCTTTTGCAGTTTCACGTTGTTTTCTATTTGTGCTTTCGCTAATAGCCTTAACTACTTCGTTGTATACATCATATCCACTTTTAGATAATTGCATCCGTAATGCTATGTCATTATTCGCCAATTCAAAGACTTTATCTTTCATAGCCTCTAAACTTTCGATTTGCATTAACATATGTTCCATATCTGCATAATGTGCATCAGATTGTGCTAGTGCATCAGCGTTACCATCAAGGCTTGCCGTTGTAGTTGCTCGGCTATACTCATATGCTGCTCGTCTACGTTCCGCATTGGTACGTGGTGCTTTACCGCCATTGTTAGCTTTATAATCAACTAACCATTGTGGTTCAATACCAGTACTTACCGCATCATTGATAGATTTATCTGCATTGTCAAAATCACTAGCATAGGTTTCTCTGTATTGTTCTTTCAATGTGTGCAACAGATTATTAAAATTACGTTTAATGTTCGTAGGGTCAGATAATACCTCATTAAGTACTTCACGATCTATATCAGATGCACTCTCAAATTCATTACGGATAATATCATCTTTGATACGTTCCGCACGTTTAGATGTATCGTCTTTCAATACAGATTTAGCAACATCTACTTCTTGTTTTGCACGTTCCAAGGTAGCCAATGACATACCGCCACGTGTAAAGTATGATGTTTGTTTCAATGCATCGACTGTTTCATCTGATAAGTTCATTGATACTTGTGCATAGCTACCAATAGGAATTTCTACAGGTGCATCTGCCTCGATAGCTGCTTTTACTTCCTCTTGTGTTACCAAGCCGTTATCAACCATATCACGAATTGCAAGTTGTCCGTTTTCAGATTGTACCAATTCCGCTACATCTACATATTGTGTAGATACACCAATCTTATCGCCCTGTGCTTGTACGATTTTTCCGTACAACTCAGGGTTTTCTTTTGCGATTTTATTGGTAGTACTATCTTTACGAACATTATCCATAATGACTGCGCCATTGCGGTTTTGCTCTGCGATGATTGCTGCTTGTTGTTGTTCAGGTGTTAGCTTTTGGAAATCACGAAAAGCCTTTGCAGTACGCACACCACCTACTGCACCACCAATAGCACCAAAACCTATTACCGCTGGCAACGCTTGTTTCATTGCATCTAGTGAACCTATTGCAATATCACCTACGCTATAATAACCCTCTAGGTCATTATCCTTGCGTGTTAGGTTGTGTTGTACCTTTTCGTTTATATCTTGCAAGCCCTCTTCAAAGAGTTCAGGTACACCAGCTTTAATTGAGTTTTTAGCCATCTGTGCAACAGTTGTTCCAATACCTCTATCAAAGGTTTTGACTGTATCACCAACACCAGCACTAATAGCTTTTGCAATCATGCCTTTAGGTGCTACTGCTTTAAAGGCTTTACCCATGGCTGCAGTTGCTGCAAACTCAATGCCAGCATCAATAGCAGCATAAGACATAGCATATTGATTAGCCTCTTGGTTTGTGTATACTCGGTTGCCGTTTGCATCTTTCTTTTGAGTGAGTTCAATGTACTTATTGCCAAATGACATTTTGTACATATTGCGTGCCATGTCAGCACCGCCACCCCATTTAGCACCAGTAGCAGCACCAGCACCTGCACCTACACCCTCTGTGGCTAAACCACCGATTAATGCACCAGCAACTGCACCAGCTACCGCACCTATACCACCTTGTTTAGCCATCATATAACCTTGGCCAACGGTTTCACCGATTACAGATTGTGCTACATCTAGTCCATCTGCATGACGATAATTTGCAAGGTTAGTTTGTAAGCGTTGAATTTCGTTTGTTAATTCTTCGATTTTCTTAGGGTCTGTAGTGTTGGATAATTCATAACCAACATCACCTAATTTCATCTGATCATTAATAGACCATATATTCTGTTGGATGCTATCCCATATACCATGAGTAGATTTGATAGACTGCAAGTTATCTAAACTATATATAGCCTCTGATTGTGAACCATATTTAACCTTGTATAACTCTGGGTATTCATCATATAGAGATTGTACAGTTCGCCCTCTATCAACTTGATTAGCAAGATATGCTGCTCTCGTGAACCCTGTTTCACCGCTATTTAAGATAACATCTGCACCGATGTTTAATTTATTAGCATAGTCTAGTGCTGCGTTAGCTTTTACCGCATCATTAGATGCATAGATAAAACGTGCGGATGCAGCTTGCAAGGCTGGGTTATTTACAATAGGGTTTTCCTTTAAAGCCTCACCAATGGTAGATACAGTCTGTAAGGTTCTATCCTTACCACTACCAGTTGTATCGACTAGATAAGGTGCATCTGCTAAATTGCCTAACGCATTACCTACTTGTTTTACTGCATCTACTGCATTACCTACAACTCCATTAACAGGTGTGCCTAATTCTCCATGATCGCCATCCTTGTTAATAAATGGGTTGATTTTCTGTTGTTCTATTTTCCATGGGTTATTAGACATATTTCCACCTATCCCTCAATATTATACTTAGCATGGAATGTACCCTCATCCATATCTTCAAAATCACCATTAGATTTATAAAGTCTTATATAATGTGTATCACCAAGTACTTTCCAATTAACTATACCATCACCAGCCAACATAGCCATCGATGTATTAGTTTTATAATTATCTCCATTTTGCCAAAAGTGCTCTACTTTTGTTGTTTCTATTATTGTATTACCTGCTATTTCATGTGCAGCCCAATCTAACTCAGTACTTGTTGGTTCTCTTCCTTCAGATGCTCTAAACTTAGATACCCATGCACCCATTTGTTGTTTAAAGCCTATCTTTGCTAACCCTTTTTGTTGCTCGTTCATGTTCTCTAAACTATCGTTAAGAACATAATTCACACCAGCTAACTCTGGTGCATAATCACCAGTTCCGTTATCACGGTCATTAACTGTTCTACGCAATGAGTTGTATTGCTCTAATGATAAGTTAATATGATTATCATCAATAAATTTAAAGATTTCTTCTTGTGATTTGTTATTACCAATCATAGAACGTATTTCATTCATTCCCCATGATTGTGCTGCCGCTTGTTGTTCCTTTTTATCAGCTCGCATAAATTGGTTTCTTTGTGAACCAAAAGCTAATATCAAATCTTTGTTATCGCCAATAGCGTTACTTAACGCATTCGCTAGTTCACCATTAGATGCACCATTTTCTTCCATTTTGTACAGCATTAATTGGATAGCCTCTTTTTGCCTAGCCAATTCTTCTGCACGTGCTTTTTTACGCTTGGACACTTCCAACTTATAGGCTTTCATATATTCTTCTCGTTTTTGTAAGAGTTCGCCATCAGTATATCCTTTAGCACTACCGCTAAACTTACCTACACCAACTACTGGGTATATATCAGCACTAACAATAGACACACCACCACTACCAGCTTGTGCAACTTTACCATCGCCCATATAGATACCAACATGAGTTACACCTTTATAGGCTTGATTGTTCGTATTTACTGCACTCGGATCATCACTAGGCGCCCATCGTTCATTATTGCTTTCTACGTACCAAAATACTAAATCACCTTTTTGTGCTTGCGATATATCTTTTACAAGTTTACCCTCTTGTTCCGCTTGTAAATACTGACCATCTGCGGTGCGGTAGTTAAGAGTAACCCCAGCTTTTGACATGGCATCTAAAGTGAATTTACCGCAATCTGTACTTTCACCACCATCACCACCTAGCACATATGGTTTGCCTAACTGTTCATTAACTGCACCATCAAGTGCAGGTAGGTTTATATTTCCGCCTTGCCCTGCTTTAGGTAGACTAGCTATAAATGCATCAGCACCTTTTTCGATGCTTGCATCATCTTCACCAAAGGTATCTACATCACCTGCAATACGTTTATCGATGGTTTGTTGCGTGTTCACCTTATCGATGGCTACTGCAGCTTTAGATAATACACCCTCACTTACACCCATTTCTCGTAGCGCTGCGATTGTTTGTGGACCTGCAGTAATATCATTCCGTGTTACTGTTTCATCAATAACTGAAGCACCTACTCGGTCTGCTACTTCTTGATATTTAGCTTTTACAAACTCTTCACCTCTATCAGCATACATAGTTTCAATACTATTCTTAATGGTGTTAAGAGAATTAGATACAATGTTAGGGTTGTTATAGCCTAGTACTGCAATCTGTTCAGATGATTTCACATTGTTGTTAAATGTTACATCCTTATACTTTTCACGTTCAGAACGCTCATGTACTTGGACACGCATATTATTTGCATGATAGTCTTTTTCTACCATTTGAAGAAAGCGTTCACGCAATCGGTTGTTATTAGGTAATTTACTTAATACATCATCTCTAATATTTCGTTCCGTTTCATTAAATAGTTGCGTTGCATTAGCTGCACCATCTAATTCTTTGTGTAAGATACCGCTTTCTTTGTTTGTCAGTTCATAAGATACTCGGTTCTTATAGTCTGTTTCAGCGTTCATATATGCGATATTCAAATCTTCATCAAGTCGCTTTTGCATCTGTGCGTTAATATTATCAATGGCATTAATTACACCTTTTAAACCTTGTTGATTACCGCCAAACGCTAATTCATTTCCAGTAGCTTGAACACCACCACTTATGGTATTTAGTTTTTGTTCGCCATTGTAATTAACTAACTTCATTAAATGCCCCACCTATTATTTCTAACTGCACCTCTTGTAACAAACTTAACATTTGATACACCAGCTGCTTTTAATGCACTTTCATTTGGTGTGTAGTAGTTTGTATTAGCTTTTATATTACTACCGCCATACTGACCTTTAAGACCATAAATACTAGATGCACCACTCAATATCGTTCCTAACATAGCCATTCTAGTTTGTGATTTAGCATTACTTGCAGCTGCTCGTGCGGTGCTTGCCTCGTTGCGGTAGTTCATGCCATTAAGATATTCATTGTAGATACTGTTATTCTTGTTAGTTTCCCAATTTTGAATATCCTTGTTATATTCGTCATAGCTAGATGCCATAAGTTGCAATGGTGTACCGCTCATGGCTAAACCGCCTGCACCAGTTTCTGCCGTATTCTGCCCTTGGATAAGTCGCATCTTATCGGACATCTTATCTCGTTCTTGCAAGGCTTGGTCTGCAATCTGTTCTTGCTTGCGATCGCTTATGCGTGCATTTGCCTCTGCTACCCTTGCTTGTTGTGCGTACATTGCAGCTTGCGCCTTACCTTGCTGGTGTTGAGTAAACAACGTACCAACCATGCTTGCTGCCGTTAATGCAATAGGGTTACACATTCGCATCCCCCTTTCTCAATGTGAATAAAACCATATCCCCATCGTTAATATCGTAATGAATAACCGCACCTAAAGACTTTAGCCATCGAATGGTGCGGTAATTTTCTTTGTGTATGTAATTAAAAAGTACTTCCCTAGTTTGTAGCCATTCCCCAATGATATTTCTACTAACTTTTATGAATTGCTTTTGCAATGTTAAACTACGTTCAAAGTCTTTACTCCCCAAAAAGTAAATGCAATGCATACCATTTATTGATGTATTTGATACCCCATATACACATAATGGTTTCTCATTATCAATTACAATTCGACTTTGATAATCTTCCCCAAGAATATCATTCACAAAGTCATTTTCACTATAGTTTGAATTTTTTCGATTGATATATTTAACCTCTAAGGCATCTATCGAACGTAAGTTGATATATAAATCACGAATTAACGAAACGTGCTTAGAGGGGCAAATATTACATTCCATGAACATTTGGGAAACCACCGCCAATTTCTACCTCTCTTGTAACCGCTAACAGGTTAAATGGGAAAGGTTTTGAGTGCTTTATGCAAATTTCTGTATTTGTATTTACACTAGTTGCTATCTTAGGTAATGCGATTACAGTATCACCAGTAAATAGCGATTTAGGTTTCATAATTAAATCATCTACATCATCAAATGTTTTTCCTACGCTACCGCCATATGAACGATATAACCGCAACGCAACTCGTGTTATAGTTACCAATCTGCATTGCAATGTGCCATCGTTAATTTGTTGTTCTACGCTAGGTATTTTAATTTTAGTAGTGTATGGCAAACCAACAGTAATTACATTTGCTTTACCGTCTAATTTAATAACCCCAGTTGGTGGTACTACCCTAGATGGCATCTGTTGTCCATCAACTACTATATCTACCATTTGCCCTACTAGATGAGGTGCATTGATGTAATCAGTCTTAATTGAATTAGCGACTTTAACATAGCAGTCTAGGAACACATCGGAGTTATCTTCTGTGTACAACGGAATACTACGTTCAATACATTTCACATTCTTATTATTAATCACACGATCTACCACAAAATAGATTGTGTCTTGCTCACCCTCTGCCACACTTTCAACATATCGATATTTGCCATTAGTTACAAAATGCGACCAACCATATACCTTTTGTTCAGGAATATAAGTTAAACAGTTGAGTTGTCCATCATCTCTAACATAATAGATGATACTGTCTGGGTCTTGTGCATAAGCACTCGTTACTGCCACATGACCTTTAACCAATGTTTTAACAAACAATGTAAGGTCTTGCCCTGTGTAGTTATCACTCTCATAGCTATACCCCATATCACGAACAGTACCGCCACGCTTTTGAACGAACACACATCTATTACCGATAAACTGTGGTTCGCACTTTAACGCACCACGTTGTGTTTGTGTTTTTAAATAGCAGTTAGTAGGTGTAATAGTCTTACTGCCGTCAACTATCCATTCATTACCGCTTGTTAGAACGATTAAGTCATTAGCTGGCACAAGATGCCTAATTTCATACATCTTGCGGTTGATTACTGGTAGTGTGATTGCACTATCATCTGTAATCGTACCACCTACTTTTTCAACACCAAAATTAGGGTAATCACCAGTACGGCTAAACCAAATATAGTTAGGCTTGCTATCAGTAGCGGCAACTACAAAACGATCTTGATAGAATGTGCATAGTTTCGGATAACCTCTCCCCCTATTCCAACTGCCTAACTTCCATTGGTGGCTAGGTTCACCCTCTTTAATGCCATTCAGAACATTAGCCTTTGCGTTCTTAGCATCGGTTACACTTTTAATCTCAACAATACCATATTGGGTAAACGGCATAATAGATAAGTCGCAATTCACAGAACCACTCTTAATATCTGATACATATTTAAGCCTTGCACCAGTTTCTATCTTACCTGTATCAGTTACGTTGTAGTCCTTATTAGATGTATACGTTCTGTAATCTTTCCAAGTCTGACCATCGTTGTTAGAAATCTGTAATTTAACTGTACCCTCCCATGTACCATGTGTTGTGAATTTCCATGATAGCTCTGTATCAGTACTAAACGAACCAACATTGTAATTGATATTGTTGTATGTCTTTTCTGTGGTTTGCCCTGCATATGCTCCACGTTTCACTTTTTTCTCTACCACTTCGCCAGCGGACTTGGTATGTACCGCCTCAACGTAGTAGGCAATCTGAATAACACTACCTACCATATCCTCTGTGAAGAGGTCTTTTGTGGATGTGATCGTATCACCATTAACAGTTAATGTGTGTCCATTATCTGTGTTGATTTCATCGTAAGGTTGTTCAGTTAGTTTGTATGCACTCATTCGCCAGTCTGTATCACTATATCGTGATAATGTCTGTATCGGATATTTACCGCTACAAATGAACATTACATCGCCACTTTGGATGCAGTTTAATTCACCTACAATGTCCGCCTCAAATGGTGTCGCTACTTCAACATTTGTATACACACCATTTCGCCATACCCTAACATATCCATCACCAAATTCAAGCATGAATGATTGGTTTTTATTTGTTGTAAACTCAAACAGTCTAACAGGCTTATCATTGTGTTTTGCATATCCGATAAACTGTGAACCTTGCCTACGTGCTACCGCTCCATAGGGTCTAATGACTGCATTTTCAGCAAGTAGTAATGCACTTTTATATTGTTCTAAGTCAAATCTGCTCGATACATCAGGCGATACCTCACCTGTAGTAAATGCGACTTGCCCTATATACATCGGTTGCATATTACCAACTCCTTGCTTTCAAATAGCTAGATACATAAGGCATATCTAATCTGCGTTCTTTTGCACTCATAGATTTTGCCTCTTGCAATGCTGCTTGATACAACTTGTACGATTGGTCGAATAAACCACTATTACCAGTTAGTGGCATTGCTAAATCAGATGCCATCTTACACACCAATGCTTTAACGAATATAGTGTTCATTACATCTGCATCGGTTATATCGTACACATAATCAATGTGCATCAATGGTACATCAGATACGATGTACTTTGTATTGTTATCAGTTAGGTAAACATCATATTCACGTTGCTTTTCCGCTCGGTATCGTTCACCCTGTGAAATTACCGCAAGGATGCGAACACACTTTTCAGGGTAAGCATATACATAACCCCAACCATCAATCTTATGTTCAGATAGCACAGCTCGTTCACGCTTACGTGCAAAGTTCCATTCAAACTGTTCTAACAATACTCTACGTGTTAGATCATAATGCAATCTACATTGTCTAGCAGGTTCTGTTTCTTCCGTCATGGAACGGATGCGACCAGCATTGATAAGCGATAATGCTTGATTACAAATATCGGTAGGTGTCATATTTCCACCTTTCTATAAAAAAAGAGGGATGCATAAGCACCCCTCGTTCAATTATTCAGCAGTTTCTTCCGCTTTCTTACCAGTTTTCTTGGTTGTAGGTTTTGCCTCTTGGACTTCCTCTACTTCTGCGACTTCTTCTGCACCAACAGTTTCAAACAAATCTTTGAAGTAGTCCTTATCGTATTCGGCTACCTCTTCTTTTGTAAATTCAACTGTTGTTCCCTCTTCAATTAGACCCTTTGTATTATGATAAAGGGTTACTTTTGCAACGTATTCCATATTAGCCACCTTATTTAATGTTAATGCCACTTGTTAAGAATGCGGAGATTTGACCGCCAGTCATATTGTTAGCGTTGATGCGGATGTATTTCTTACCACCATTAGCTAAACGCACTTTGTATTCTGTGCCAGCCGGTGCATTAGCTACCATTGTAATGCCATGCAACAATACCGCATCAGCCATATTATCTTTGTCGGATGTATAGACATTAAACAATGGTGTGCCAGTTACTGTTTTGTCGATGCGAATAACAAGGAATAAGTTAGGGTCAGCATCGCCACCATTACCATTCATCACTACATCGGAGTTAGTGTTTGTTGTAATGTCTTTTTTGAAAAAGAATGTATTTTGAGTATCAATAATCATATATGTTTATCCCCCTATTAATTAAGCAGTAACTCGTGCTTCTGTGGAAAGTAATGCATCGATTTTACGAACAGGAATGCCATTCGCACGTGTAACCATTTTACCCATTTCCATATCTTCTGTGATTGTAGAACCATGTACTTTGTTCTTTTGCAAACGTAAGAATGTACGCAATTCTTGGTTCATGTACCATACAGGACGGCAACCAGTAAGAGAATGCATTCTTTCTTCTGCACGGATCATCAAGTTAATTAAGTTAGGACCTGCGGAAATATCTTCTTTAATGGCTTTCATATCGATATTAGCGATACGTACTACATAGCGCCAATCACGCACACACAAACCAATGTTTTGTTCAAAGTGAGTACGATATGCCTCAAACAAAGAGCCATCAGGCTTAGTGATTGTAGTCTTACCTTTATCTTCTTGTTGTAAACCTGCCTCTGTACCACGTGGATAGATACCATGTACAGTAAGTGGACCCCAACCTACAAGCCACATAGATGCAAGGTTAGCAGTACCACCAGCATCGATAATGTTTTTAGCGCTATCAGCTTTCTTAGGGTCTAATGTATTAAAACGTGCGGATAAACCAATAAACTTTTCAGGTGTACTTTCATCACCATAGAAAAGTGTACGTGCGATTTCTTGACCCATAGCCTCAACAAATGCAGCATCTTCTGTAGCACGGAACGCTACAGGGTCATTAGACAATTTAACCAACTTAGCATCTACTTCAGAGTAAGCCTCCAACATACCGCAAGTGTCGGTAATTTGTTTTGTAGTAGATTTGCTAGGTTGTACACCACCATAAAGCATGCGCCATGTAGCCTCAGGCAAACCAGTACGCACAGTTGTTTTGTTAGATGTACCATCGTTACATTCAATCATTGTCATATCTTGAATGATTTCGTTAGATTGGTTTAATTGTTCGATGATTTGTGCGATTTTTCCGTTAGGATCCATGCGCTTTTGCAAATCAATTAAAGTAGGGTTTTGTGTTCCGATTGTAGCCATAAATTATTTTCTCCTTTTATTTGAACATACTCGGATATAAGTTTCTTCTGATTGCATCTTCTGACTGTGTACCGTCAGTTGGTTGACCGCCACCAGCGTTATTATCTTCTGCAGCCATATCAGCGATTTTCTCAAACATTTGGATAACTTCAATACGATTACCCAAGCCGTTTTCAGCTAAAATTTCACGAATGTTAGGAATTGTTTTTTCGATTAACTCCATACCAGCCGCTGCCTTTTGTACAGTTGCATCATATTTACTTCCTAACACCTCTTCTGTGTGTTTTTTGTACCCCTCATACTGTTCAATCAAAGCCTCTTGTCTTTTCGTTTCATAAGCAGTTACAAGGTCAGTAGCGTACTTGTTACCAAACTTAGCCATCTCGACTGCTTGGTCTTGCGTAGCACCTATGCTATTGAGTAGCTTAGAAAAGTCAGCTGCGATTGTTTGGTCTACTTCGCCACTATCAAAGGCTTGTGTAAAGTCATACACAGTAGGTTCTGTAGGTGGTTCTTGGTTGCCGCTTGTGTCAGCACTACCACCGCCTAAGATTGTGTCTTGGGTATTCGTGTTAGCATCCGTAGTAGGTGTACTACTATCTGCACTCGTTGTGTTATCATTCGTGCCTTGCGTTAAATCTTCTGCCATAGTCATTCACCTTTTTCCTCTAAATTTTTAAATAGTTTTTGTTGATTGATATATTCCAGTTGTGCTTGGTGGTATTTAAGTACACCCTCAACACCATCACCGATAGCACCAAGCATTTGCATATACTTTAGACCTACACTTCTTTTCCCCTCGTTGAAAAAGGTTTCTGAATTGCCAGTAAACGAACGCTTTAGAATGTCCGTATTGTCTAAAAGCCTACAAAAAAACCACCTACCAAGTTCAGTACTTAGTACGTGGTTAAGTGCATCGATATCACGATCACGAATATAATCTTGTTTTGTTTTACTCATCTACACCCCCATACCCATTAACTGTTGCATTACTGGGTTTCCGTCATTGGCTGCCTCTGTTGCTTGTTTTGCAGCACCAGCCATTTGAGGTGCTAGTTGTGCCATTTGCATTGCTTGTGCTTGTTCTTCTTGCTCTTGTTGTGCTTGTTGTTGTTGCGCCATGATTTGTTGATACTCGTCATTAGAACGAATAACCTTAATCGGTACACCAAGATTTACACCGTAAATATCAGCTGCCTCTTCAAAGTTAAACTTCTGAACGATGTTTGCATTACCCTGTGCTAATGACATAATGAATGCATAGTACTGTTCAATATTCACCAAGGATGACATTTTCTGTGCCTGTGCTAGCGGTGAGATGTATTCAATCTTTACATCTAACCCATTCAGCATTTCCGCTACTTCATCGTCAATTGGAGGGAATATTCCAGCTCTATCCAAGATGCCATAAGTACGTTCAATGATAGGGTTCAAAAACTCACTTTGTAAGCGTTCAACTACAGGACCTAACTGCTGCATCTTCTCTTGCGTGCGTTCCATAACTTCACGTGCGGTCATTTGCCCTGCATCTAGGTTATCAAGCATCAAGAATAAGTCAGCACTATAAGCACGTTTAATGCTTTCAGATACAAATTGTATCTTCGCTTGTACGTTTGCAACATCAATGCCTACGGTGAATATCGGTTCAACCTTACCGCCTGTATCAACTTCCGTTACACCACCCGGAAACAAATTAACACTACCAATTACATCGGATGTAGCACTCATAGGTGGTTTAATACCTAATTCAATAGCCGTTACTAAGTCTTTTTCAAGCAGTTGTAACATCTGTGCATCTGATTGTGCGAACCATGCACACCCTTTACCATAACCGCTTAGATCATGTGTAGTGTGTCTTGCAATAGGTATCGCCCATTCCTCAAAGCCACTATGTCTTAACACTTCATCGGTATTGCTACCCTCTACCCAATAGATAGAGGAATAAGGCATATTCTTATTACCTAGTTTTCCGTTACGTTCTTTGTTAGGCATTACTAACCAACAAACAATAAAGGTACTTGCGTTACCCTTACCCTCATCAAATGCACGTTTAACTTTTTCAGGGCAAGCATTATAACCAAATTCTTCCACTAGTTGGTCAGCAGTCATGCGGTATCGTCTACCAAATGTATTTACATCACCATTACTGCCACACTCTAATGCATATGTACCGATTGGATAAGATGTGAACCTCACACCTACTTTTGCATCAGGCATGATTGACATAGGTGCTTGTCCAAATGGCAACTCCATATAGGTTTGGTGGACTGTGTTGTAGAAATTAGACTTAGCAAATACTGCATACAATATCTGTTCTCTATCGTCTAATACTTCCGCTACCTTACTATTAGCAGCTAACTCAGCATTCTCTAACGTGAGTTTAAACCACTTTCTACTAGGCGGTGTCATGCCACTCATTACACCACTAGCAAAGATTTGGCAACTTTCCCAAGCAACACCATTATTAATCTTATCGGTGTGTACTTTTGATTGGTCTTGTTCATCGTCAAACACACCAAGGAAAGGCAACTGATAATCTCTAATATCTTTCCACCTAGAAATGTACTTTTGACGATTATCAAACATCGCTTTAAACTTCGCCTTGATTTTCGTGTAATCACGTTTCTTAGGTTCTGTGTTAGTCGGTTGTCTAGCAAGCGTTGATAGGATAGTTCCTTGCATATCTAACCCCCTAATGTTGTTTTAGTGCCAGTTGCCGTAGATAAGATAGTACTTTCAAAGCCTTTCTTACCTTTCTTTTTCTTTGCATACCAATCTTCACCAGTTGTTGTAGTAGCATCATCCGTTTGTACAGTTGGTGCTGGTGCTGGCATTGGTGTGTTAGGCATCTTATTTTTCATGCACATTTAATCACCCCTTATCGTTTAAATGGATCATACTCCGTATTAGCATGAACCCTACTCCCAACATTCACTTTTTTAGTGACCCTGAACGCAAAGGTCAAGGCTAATGCATCGCCCTTATTCGGTGATGGTAAGCCACGTTCTTTCATATCCTTTTTACTTTCAAGTTGTATTCGTCCATTCTTATCGATGATAGCCTCAGGTCCTACAATATCATCATAGAGTGCTTGGTCATTAGGTGGAATAGAACCGCCCTCTTTTAGCCATTCTTTCATCTCACCCCACATATACGCTCTCATATTGAGATACATATTATTAGGGCTAGCACCACCAAAGGCAACTAACCGCCATCGTCTACCCATTGATTTACCGATACTATAAATACCAGTTCCGTAGCCTTGGTCAATGAACACCGCATCTGCTTTGTATTCATCCTCAAATTGTGCGACGAGTTGTGCTATACGCATATCATCATCATTCTTTTCAATAGTTGCTAGGCACTTCATGGAGTAGCCGTTACGCATTACAATTTCTAATGTATCACCGCCAGTCCATGCTGGGTCAACACCAATGATCGTTGGTAAGTTATTAAACTGTCCAACTTTGTATACTCGTTTCTGTGCCTCATCTGCTATTGATGCGGATATAAATTGTGTATCAGATGCACTAGGGAATATACCTCTAACACGAATTTTTACAAAATCGCTATCTTCCCCATAGAGTTCGACCCATTCATTTAGCAAAACTTTGTTTGAAACTTTAACAGTTCTACTATCAATTTGTTCTGTGTGCCAGTAATTGCGATACTTCCTAAAACATTCTCTAAAACGTCCACTATTTTTAGTAGGGTTTCCAAATGCACACCATATAATTTCTGTTTCCTTATCCGTTAAAGCACCCTCTGCAACTTCCCAAATAATATCTGCTATAGAAGATGCCTCATCAAATATGATAAGGATACGATTTCCTTGGTTATGTAGACCGGCGAATGCATCAGGGTTGCTTTCCGACCACGGAATAGCATCTATCCGCCATGTTTTCTCGTACTGTTTGTCAGCACTAAATAAAGCCGTAGCGGTGTATGTAAATAGTTCCTTTCCTATAAACAGGTTGTACCATTTACTCAACTCCGCCCATGTTTTAGACGATAACTGTTTTTCTGTATTAGCAGTAACTACACCTCTTGTATTTTCGTGTGTAGCCATAGCAAACAAAATAAGAAACGATACTAATGTTGATTTTCCGATACCATGACCTGATGCAATCGCAATTTTAATAGCCTTTGAAAGGCTTTTACCTTTCTTTAATTCATCCCCAATTTTTTTTAAGATTTTAATTTGCCATTCATCAGGACCATCAAAGTTTTCTAAAGGTGTTCCTTTTTCTCCCCACGGAAAAGCAAAATAAACAAAGCCTAACGGATCATGAGTGAACGAACCCAACGCATCAATCAGTTGTGCCTTGTTGTACTTCATCTGACTTCACCCTTGCTTGTTTCATCCTATCGGATATATCAATCTCTATTTCTGCATCAAGTTTCAACTTATCAGTAAATAGCATATGCCGTTTACCTAGGAGTTCAGCTGCTTTCGTTTTATCGGCAACAGATACATCTAAACCAAACGCATCTTTTTCTTCACCACGCACAACCCTAGTCAAGTATTCCAACACTTCATCAGCCGTTGCGATTGTGTCTTTGCTGCGTTCGTTCATGACTGCATCTATATATTGGCGCACGTTTATTTTTGTTAATAACTGACTACCCTTACTTCTTGCCGTCTTTTCCGAATATCCAGCAGTAATTGCGCTTTGTGTTCCGTTGGTGGTCTTAACGTATTCATCAGCGAATATGCGTTCTTTCTTAGTTAGTTTTTGTGCTAATTCTTCTATATTCGTCAATGTTACTCACCACCTTTATATGTTCTAACTAAAAAAAGTAACACCTCGTGTTGCTTGGTGCTACTATACTCACTTTCTTTTTTATAGAGTTGTTTAGGTTTAAAGGTCTTACCCTTTTTGTATTTATGAGGGAATGTCAGTTTGTATTCTTCCTCTGTGTACATTCGATTAACGATATATACCTTACAAGGCTTATCATATTTGCTCCATGATTGCCGTACATCGACTACATATCGTCTGCCGTTCATTTGTAATGCTTTAAGTAGTTTCTTTATCGTTGGTTGATAATTCACATCCAACACCACACAATACCAATTAAGATTAGTACTGCACATACGATAGCTAAACAATCAATGATCGTTAGCATCTTATCGCCACGATGCTCATATGCGTATTTTGCCTTAGCTTGTAAATCTTTATTCTTCAAATCTTTTGCAGCACGTTTAAACAGTTCTCTTGTTTCAAAGTATTCTTTTATTGCTCTAATCATTTAAGTACTTCGCCACCTTTCCTTTTTAACTTGCCATGCGACCTAACACATACTCCATAATTACCTTTACTTGCACCGCCACAAGTAATATATGTTTGACATAAGCCGTCATATTCTATTGTCTTTGCGGTACATATGCCATTCTTATTGTTAAGGCATTTCTTTTTACAACACAAAACATCCGTCATAATCTCCCCTTTATGATAGATTTATACAAAAATTGGAGTATATTGCCGTGGATATACTCCATTATGTGATAAGTTTATTCATTTTATTTATGTTAATTATTCAAAACCGAAGTTATACCATCGCTCTCTTGTCGATGTAACACATAGGAATTAGCATTTCTTCTAAAACTCTATATCGTGTGTTAAGTACCTAGGAAACAAATATAACTCCAGTTTTCAATAATCAATTACACACTCAATACCAACAACTAACAATTTGATGGATCGTAATCGTGTTAGGTTAAGTAACAACAAGAATATGAATAAGTTTCTTTTGGAGGCTGCTAGTTGTCAGTATTCAATGTGTAACCAATGTAGGGTAAGTTCGTATCTATGAAAGTGATAATGTATAAGCTATGCTCGATGATATTCGACTTACCCTATATTAGTTTGCAGTAAAATTTACATATAAAGTTTTTGTCTTAACATATAATTCAAAATTGAAATTAGAAAAAAGTATAGTGTTGTAGTGTTCTTTCCTCGTCAATCAATTATGGTTGCGCTGCTACTCTGTGTCCATCGATGAATTGTTCTATACCACATTTCACCCATATACAACAAAGGCACGCTCTTGTATGGGCGTGCTTGTTGTTGTGTTTGATTTGTCCTAAGGAAAGAGTGAGTAGTAGTCGCTTAGTGGCAACTTCTACATATATATTATACCTAATAGCAAACTATAGGTACACGGACATTTGCGGACATTTGCGGACATTATAGGACAAGTTTCCGCCCAAACTCCAATAATGCTTTTTGCTTGTATCGTTTCGCCTGTTTCGTTGAGTAACACCCAATCATTTTATATGCATCTTCCGTTGTATTGTTGAGTACAAACTCATAACGCAAGATGATTGCCCCTAGTTTTTCATCTAGTGCATCTATCTTAGTGATCGCATCGCATTTTAACTTTGATAACTCATCAATACGCTTATCACGTTCTGCGACTGTATCAAGAAATCTAGCTACGCTACCCTCTAACCCTTGCGGAGTGCCACCGCCTGTTACTCTATCTTTTGAGTAATCAATAGCACCTATAGATGTAAGGTTCGCTCGTAGTTGGTTAATTTCCTCTTTGATAGATGCAATCTGTACATCAATTAACTTAACAGGTTGTAGGTACTCAACCGCCTTTTCAATTAGTTTCTTTTCGTCATATTCTCCCAAACACTTCACCTCACTCTTTAAAGCCACCATTTATAGCTATCAAATACACCAATACACACCATGCTATAAAGATAATTGCATTTGCCCATCCATCTTTAGTGTTACCCATTGCAATTAATAAACAAAAGAATAAAAAGTACATCATGTATTTATACCTCTGCTAGTTTTGTGTAATTCCAATGTCCAATCGAAAGTTCACAAATGGCAGTCCATGATGTTTTTCCACTTAGCCAGCAATATACATTTCCATCTTCGTATCTCGCAAAATATCTTTTAACCCATTCTTTATTATCGTTACTTACTAATACAGGTGTATCAACCGCTACTTTCGACCAGTCAACAATACCTAATTCTTCTGCAATGTCTACTAAACCATTTCTATCAATCTCAGGCATTATTTCGCTTATATTATTAATACACCTTGTAGTACCACCACTTGTTATTTCTAATATACCTCGATTCATAATTGGCTTTTTCGTTGTTAAAAATGCAGTACCACCAACATTTTTAGCATAATACCGCCACCCAGCATCATATAGCTTTTGAAGTAACCACTCTCTACCTTGTTTATCTGTAATCATCTTCTACCTCACTATAATTCTTTTCAAATTCGTTTGCCTCATAAACTTTAATTTTATCTTTATGGTCTTTAACAACATAATCACCTTCAAAACATTCGATCACTTCATTATCTGTTGTGATTTCTAATGATGCTTTTTCATACCAATCAATACCAATTACATCACCAACGAATTCAACTACTTCAATAGCATTATTGCCGTTGTATTGTATAGCTTGGATTTCACTAACCTTTTTCACATATCGTTTAGACACTTTCTATCCACGCTCCTCTATCCTCATTCCATCTAAATTCAACTACATCATACAAATCAAAATCATCTATATTTTCACTTACCTTACCGATATAAAACACATCCTCTTCACTTTCCACCGCAAGTTGGCACAAGAAATCAAATGCATCTTGATAGCTTTGAGGTGCGATGTAAAAGTCGGAGTGTTCTACGTAACCACTATAATTTGTCATCTAACAATATACCTTTCTGACATAAAGTTGTATATTCGGTGTTTTATTTTAAGAATAACCTTTTCAACAAAGAAATCTAATCTATAACATTGTTCAAGCTCAAATACTGTTGATAATTCTGTAATAGTCGAACCACAAAACTCATATACGATTTTTACACTACCATCCTCAACTTCAATTCTAGGTTTGATTATCGTATCAGCTATAACTATTGTTAATGCACTAGATAGCAACTCTAAATTAATTCTTCCCATATCTTATAACCCTATCTTTATACACTTAATTCCCTTATTCGCAACACTATCCATTAGTTTCATCAATTTATAATACTCACGATTTCCAATATCATTTACATTCCATGCGTTGTATACCATGTCAAAACATTCATTAAGACTTTGGAAATCTTGGCAAGATAATATATGTTGCCTCAACTTTCTGTAGTAACTCCTCATACTTACCTCTTATGATAGGGCGGATATTTCACCGCCCATATCCTTTATAAACTATTTACCAGCTTTTAACTCTTCCACTTCCGCTACTAACTTATTAACCAATGTTTCAAGTTCTTTGATTTTGCCTTTATGGTTTAATTCGTATTCAGAACCTTTGCCCAATCTAAAATTCACACTAGCATTTACCATTTTTTCAGAACCTAATGTACCACCTACACTAAACATTACGTGTTCATTTGGTGCGTAGAAACCGCCTAATGCTACCGCACTATGTCCTTTGTAATGACCATAGCCAACGGAGAATGTCATTTTATCGTCTTTGTTATAGCCTAGATAATGAAGTGCGGATAACGCTGCATTAGCTGCACCAGCTTTACCAATTTCACGTTCTACGTTGCGTGTCATACCACGTTCTAAACTTTCAATTCGGTTTTCATGATTTTCCAACACGTTCGCATGGTCTACCAAAGTTTGTTCGTGAGATTGTAATTGTTGTTCGTGGTTATTAATGATCGTTGCGTGATTATTGATTACTGTTTCATGACGATTAATTGCATCTGTGTTTGCTTTGATGTTGCCAGCATTTACTTTGATAGCATCCGTATTATCTTGAATGGCTTTAGAATTTGCCACTACACGCTCGTTTGTTGCGTTGATGGAGTTAGTAATCGTTGTGTAATTGTTATCCACCTTAGCGGTTAAATTTTTGATGTTGTTTACATTGCGATCTACTCTGATATTCAAGCATTTAATATCTTTATCGTGTTTCGCAAATTTTGCACCCATAGATGCGATTTCATCGTAGGCAGCGTACAACTGACTACCATTGACTGCATCTGTAGATGCTGCATCAACTTGTCCAGCTGCAACATTTGTAATTTGACGATTGTAATATTTCACACCGCCAAACCCTGCTCTATCCTTAGAACCAACACTCACTACAGATTGAGGGTTTTCTCCAGCGAAAACGTGAGTAACCCCATTTAACACTACTTGTTGTGTAGGTGCTGGGTTATCTGTTACGGAATTAGTACCCAACGCTACACTATTACTTTTATCTGCGATTGTGTTATTACCAATAGCGTAAGCATCCCATGCGGTAGCTTTACCATGTGTGCCTACTACTGTTGCGCCCTGACCTGCGGTTTCGGAGTTAGCACCGATTACCACTTGTTCTTGGTCGCTATTGGTTTTGTTGTTGTAACCGATGATTGTTGTTTGGTTTGCACTTACTGTGCCGTTATTACTACCGATAACTGTTGTATCATTACCGCTAACTTTATTATCTCTACCTAAAACGATTGTACTTGTACCAGTAACTACTGTATTCACACCTAATGCTGCGGAGTTGTAACCGCTAACTACTGGTGCAGTAGTATTTGGTTCTACTTGACCTACTACAATACCATTTGCAAATGTGCTACCTGTAACTGCTGCCATAACCATTGTTGCTAATACTAATTTATTGTTCATGTTGAATTTCTCCT